CTATCAACCCATTTGATATGTGGAAAGGTGCGGACTTCCGTATCAAGATACAAACAATCGGTGGGTATTGGAATTATGATAAGTCTGATTTTGCACCTGTGTCCACACTTGGAGGTTTTGAGGACGCTAAGTTGGAGGAAATTTGGAAGTCACAACACTCTCTTAAAGAGTTTACTGACCCTGCCAACTTTAAATCATATGAGCAACTAGAGGAGAGACTCAACACTGTGTTGAATAAGTCTGCTCGTGCTACTGTCCGCTCATTTGATGGAGAAGAAAATGAAGCAGTGTACGCTGAAGAAACTGTCACACAAACTCCCACACCGAGTGGATTTGGTGATAAAGTTAAAGAGTTAAGTCAGACTCCAACAAGTCCTGACCTTGATTACTTTGCATCACTAGCTGAAAACGACTAATGAAAATACTGGTTGCTCTACTCGCATCTCTAACTGTTGCACCCGCAGCAGAGGCACTTACTTGGAAGGAATTCTGGGAGCCATTTGTTGAGTATGGCAACCATTATCATCATGAGGTGCATTATTTCGAGGGGCATCATCACCATCACGGTCCTCATTACGGACCTCATCGAAGCTGTTGGAAAGAAAAACTTTTCAAAGAAAAGATATGGATACCAGGCTACTGGTATGATGGGCATTGGATAAGTGGACACTACAACGTCCGCACTACTATAAAGAAAGTCCCCTACGATTGTAGGCACTAGACCCATATATTATTTGACTTTCAGTTTAAAAAAAGGTCGAAAAAAAACTCGGGGCAAAAATTGCCCTGTAGGGTTTTTCATAAAATTATCATGACACACTACAAACCGTATTCACCAGAATGGCATAGATATCGCTATCTTAAAGAATCGCTCGATAAATACTTTGACGAGTATGTCGAGAATGAAGTCATTCTTGCTGATATACATGATATTCTACAAACTCGCTCAGATGCTGCAAAAGCAGAATTCGAGAAAGTTAGTGAATTGAATGCAAAACTAAAATAGAGTTAAAATGCTATCAACCCAATATCGCTTGCGACTTGAAAAAGTCTGCAAACTTATTGCTCAAGGAAAAGAAGTAGATTTGACAGAGATGATATGGGCACAAAAATTAGCACAGAAACATACTACTGCTGCAACGTGGATGAGACAAGCACGTCAGAAAGCAGCAAATCCTGATATAAGGGATGGTAGCACAGATGATTTTCTGAATAAGATGGGATTAGGCGAACCCGACCCATCTGACCAGAGGACAGGGTTCGACAGTGCCGATGATATCGGTGACTGGTTTAACCGCAAAAAACCTGATGATTGGAGACAACGTGACTAAACCTGTAGAAAACTACGAGCAACTAATTCAGCGTTTTACAAAACGCACAATGCAACTCACTGCCAGACAAGATGAAATAAAAGGTTGGTATGAAGAGTATGTTAAAAACGAAAATGACCTAAAACGTCTAGAAGGGTCAATGCAAGCAATACAATATGTCGCTTATGGCAAGATGCCTGGGGACGGTAATCATGATAAGTTTAAAGACCATAAACCAGACTACGGTAAAATTCCCGATAGATACTAATGCTACCATTCTTATTCACAGCAGCAGGATTCCTTAACCTGTTATTTTACATCTTTGCAATAGGTTTTGTCATTTCATTACTACTAGAGCAATATCTTAAAGTCAGACCTTTATCTCCTGACACATCAATGAATGAGAGAAACATGTATATAGTCCAAAGCAATAGAAAATATTGTTGGAGACAAGCATGGATAACCAACATTTACTGGTTTTTATGTAATGTGGGTTTATATGTTATATCAAGGAATATGGCAACACCAACAGATAACTTCTGGAACGGAATATGATTTTCTGGATTGGATTCACCCTCATGGTCTTAAATGAGGGTTTTGTTATGATGAGGCATGTATCTCCTTTCTTTGATAATCTAAGAAAGAAGGTAATTAAGAAACTTGGTGAGAATCGGTGGTATCGTCTTCATGGCACTCTAGATTACACTTGGATAGCTCTCGTAACACTAGGATTAATAGTAAACTCCTACAGATTAATGCACTTGCTTTTTGTGATTGCATTCTGGGTGTTATCTTATTGTATATTTTACTTACCAAGAAAACTTAATAACCGCCATAACCGCCCTGACTAGACCCACTACTTCCGCTACTTCCACTGCTACTGCTACTGGAAGATGAAGAAGACGAAGAATCTGTAGTATTAGACGCTGTTTCTGTAATCGCTGTATTACTGGAAGCAGCGTTTGTTGATGTACTGCTTTCAGTGGTTGTTACCGTTGTGCTACCGTCAGCAAGTTGCTGTCCTTCCTCAATAGTTGCACCTGAGGTATCAACTGTAATATTTCCAAAGTCTTGTTGCACTGCAAAGTCAACAGATGAGGTTTGACCGATATTTGTGGAATATGTAGGTTTAACAGGAATGAAGTTTTCTTTGATTGCATCTGAAGTCTTCTTAACACCTGTATTACTGTCAACTTCTCTAGAATCTTCATATTCGACAAGTGTCTGGAATTCTTCTAAGAATGTAGTTAGATATGGTTTGCGTAAAATGTAGATATTACGTTTAAAGTCATTTTTAGCAGCTTCAAATTCATAGTTAGTAACTGGATGGACTAAGTCATCAGTTGCAACTGTTGTGCCATCAGGACGTCTATATGTAAAATTAGGAGGTATTGTTAGTCCCGCTCTTAATACGGTATTACCTTTAGTGTCTTTAACTTCAAAAGTTTCATAATGGTGAATATCCTCTGGACTGGAATATGTAGAAACACAATAATTGTATAATTCGTCCTCTGTCATAGGCCATTCATCATATATGTTAGTAATATTGTTTGTCATCAATACAACCCAATCATATTGAGGGTCGCTATAAAACTTCTCACTTACGTTATCAGGTCTTTCGTTATTTATTATGGTATATTGAGTAAATCCAGTAACAAGACCTTCTATATCTTCTCTTACTTTAACTCTACGAAATAGATTTTTTGTCTTTATAAATGGGTCAACATTATTTTGACGATAAGTTGACGTCCTTACAAATACATCTGGTAGGTATGAAAAATAATTACTCATTACTATCCTCCATATGTGGTAGTTTTATTACCCTTAGGGTCATATCCATAACTCTCGCGAGTAAGAAGAGATGTCTCCTTGAATGATAAACTCATTCTATATGCAACAGGACCGAAGTCGTATGTGTCATCACCACCAACTGATTTCAGAGATGCATAAGGTCCGTATGGTGCTAAGTCAACGTCCATATTTGCTAATATCATTTTTGATGGGAATTGCATAATTTTCTGCAATACACCTTTAGTAACTGCACCAGTTGTAGGATATAATGTTTCCTCTTCCTCATTACTTACCAATCTTACGATTTCCACTCTAAAGTAATCAGGTATAGTCAACCAGTGGTCTCCATCCCTACCTGGGAGCATAGAAACACGAAATGTCTCTATTATATCTACAATGGTCTCTACGTCAGATTGACTCTTAGGTGCAAACATAAAGTCAAACTTATGGTCTCTAAACTCCATACCTTGAAACACAGTTTCTTCATATGGGTTAAATACCTTTCCTGTTGCTAGTGCTGCTAGGTTTTGTCCTGTTACACCGCCACCACCAGCTCTTTTCAAGACTTCGTTGATAGCATTAGCACCAAGATTGAATCCTGCAGTAGGTAGTGCAGCTTCTGCTATATCTTTAATCGATTCTTTTAAACTGTCTGCGTCTAGACCTCCCTCACCCATCTGACCAGCTACACCAGATAGTGCTTCTCCACCTAAAGGTCCTAACTTCACACCATTATATTTTGCTTGATATCCTTCTCTTAGTTTATTTGGTAAATATAGATATATACTCTTCTTAACTGTATCGGTATTTACGTGATTCTCTTTGATGTAGTTATAACTACTGTTAGCACCTTCTTTGGGGTCATAAATAGTAATCTTAAGGTAGTCTACTACCTCAGTGCCTTTTCTTTTATCTTTGGATATTGAGTCTTGTGCACCTGTTGAATTAGCACCGTAGGGTTTACTACGAGGGAACACAAGGGTTTCCATGCCACTTCCCGACGTAGCATCTCCATAAGGTTGACTCCAGCTTCCTACTGCCATTTGATTATTTATGTCTTATTCGGGAAAATACAAACCAACCAATAGATTCAAGTACAAAGGAGACCCGACTAATATTATTTATAGGAGTTTATGGGAAAGAAAGTTTATGGTCTGGTGCGACAAAAACGAAAACGTAATAGAGTGGGGCAGTGAAGAAATCGTTATACCTTATATCAGTCCTGTCGATAGGCGGGTTCATCGCTATTTCCCAGACTTTTATGTCAGAGCAAGGACTAAAACTGGGAGGACAGAGAAGTTTGTCATTGAGGTCAAGCCTCATAAGCAGACGTCACCTCCCAAAAAACAACGCAGAGTTACAAAGAGGTATCTGACAGAAGTTAAGACCTACTGTGTGAATGAGGCAAAATGGAAAGCAGCGATTGAGTATTGTAAAGACCGTCGTATGCAATTTAAGATACTTACAGAGCACGAGTTAAAAGTATGAGTATTTTCTCTGACATAAAAGATGCCACAGGAGGTGCTGCCAAAGGGAAAGATTGGTATCGTGCACGGTTGGTAGATAGTCTTCAACCTTTTAGTGGGATACTTGCAGTAGGTGACATTATATTCTATCAATATGCAGCACAGACTGAGCTTCTACCTTTCTTTGACACATATCCTATGACACTTGTAAGTGATGTAGATTTTAATAAAAGACAGTTTTCTGGTGGAAATTTGCATTATTTACGTCCATCAGTCAGGCAGGGAGTGGCATCTTCATGGTCATCAGGCACACAAGCATATCCTAAGCGATGTCACCATAAATACTTCATGTCAAGTGCTACAAATATGTACATAGTCCCTAAAGAAGAGCTAAAAAACTTTACACCATTACCAGTTGAGCAGTTTGTCAGGGATGTTATGGGAAGATATGTTGAAATTCCCAGTAGTTTTATATGGAGTAGACTCTAATGTCAGCTAACTCATTTAGACAATTTAAAGATTTTGTAACTTCTGGTTATAAAACACCCTCAAAGTCAAACCTCTTTGAGTTGATTATACCTGTGCCACTTTGTGTATCACTAGAGGATAGTAGTTTCATAACCAATAGAGGTGCTCAAGAGCATTATGACTCTATTAATTACCTTGCAAGTAATGTAACTGTACCTGGTAGAAGAGTTACAACCAGTGAGGTGAGAGATATTGGTGTATCTCGTAAATATGCTACTAACACAGCATTTGGTGATTTACAAGTAGAGTTTATAGTAACAAAAGACCAATATCATCGTGATTTCTTTGAAAACTGGATGTTGAATACCGCAGCTGACCAAGAGAATAGAGCAGGATTCTATGAAGAGTATACAACTACAATACAAGTATTAAAGTGGGAGAATGCATCGAATGTCATGATGAAACCACCTGGGGCATTTGGTGACGACGTTGGTAAAACAAGATTGAATCGCTCATCTGCAGTGTGGCAGATGTATGGTGCATTCCCATATGATATGTCTGAGCAATCATTTAACAACGCACCTACTGATTTAGTTAAATTAAATGTAAATTTTTACTTTGAAAGATATAGATTTGACAGAATAGGTAACAATACAGTAAAATTTGGAAGTAACATAAATGATATTACAGTGGCTAGTACAACTAACATTGCAAACCAACTAGGATTTGTGTTAGACCAGAAAGATGTCGCCAAAGTAGGTGTTTAAAGTATGGAAATGATTGGGTGTCCTATCTTCAAAAGGAAGATAAAAGACCATTTGATTTATAAAGATGATACACTTTCAGCAATTCAAAACCAAAGAGCAAGAATTCAAGCAAACGATTTAGATATCTATTCAGACTATGATATAGACCCATATGCTCCTCGTCCATATCTAGACCTTGTTGAGCATAGGATATATGAAGTTTTAACAGATTTTGTTGACCAGTGGTGTGGTAAGTTTTTTCATGGATATGAAGTCATGAATTTCTTTTATCAGCAATATAAACAAGCACAATATCACGGTTGGCATGTGCATAACTGTCAATATAGTGGTGTTTACTATTTGGACATGCCAAAAGGCACTCCAAAAACAGAGTATAGAGACCCATTTACTGATGTAGTAAAAGAATTAGATGTAGAAGAAGGTGATGTTGTAGCATTTCCTAGTTTTCTTATACATAGAGCACCAGCTAATCCTGTCGACATACCTAAGACGATTATCTCTTTTAACTTTAACTTCTACAATAAAGACCAACCTGTCTCGTATACTCGTCTAAATACTTAACATATAATTAGTTATCATGCCTTTACCTAAACTATCGATACCTGAGTATGAATTGGAAATGCCTATCACAGGCAAAAAAGTTGCATACCGACCTTTTCTAGTAAAAGAAGAGAAACTACTTTACCTTGCAATGGAGTCGCAAGACAACAAGCAAATGGTAAAAGCAGTTAAAACCATTATTAAAAACTGCACTGACCTAAAGACAGGAGTTGACAAACTCGCTACTTTCGAGATTGAATACATCTTCCTTCGTATTAGAGCAAAAGCAGTTGCTGAGATTAGTGAATTTAAAATTACTGCACCTGATGATGAGAAAACTCAAGTTGAAGTCCAAGTACCTTTAGAGCAAGTTGAAGTCCAAGTACCTGAAGGTCACACTAAGAAGATTTTATTAGATGGTAATGTTGGTGTCATCATGAAGTATCCTTCATTAGATGCGTTTATCCAACAAAACATGAGTGACAATCCTACTGTTGAGGACATTTTTGAATTAGCAGCAGGGTGTATTGACCAAGTATATGATGCAGAAGAGGTTTATGACTCCTTCTCCCACAAAGAAGCACTAGACTTTTTAGAGAATCTAAATTCTGACCAATTTGCGAAGATACAAGCATTCTTTGAAACTATGCCTAAACTATCTCACACTATTGAGGTATACAATCCTAAGACTAAAGTTAAAAGTGACGTAGTTTTAGAAGGGTTAGCGTCTTTTTTCGAGTAGCATTGATGCATGATAGTCTTGAGAATTACTACAAGACTAATTTCGCATTAATGCAGCATCATAAGTATAGTCTCACTGAGCTAGAAAATATGATTCCTTGGGAGCGTGATGTGTATATCGGTCTTCTTATGGCATTCATCCAAGAAGAAGAGCGTAGGCAGAAAGCAGAAGAAAACAAAAACCGTATGTCCCTATAATGGCAGCTAAACTAAAAAAGTTTGTCACTATTAATGCATTCACTTCTAAGACAAATGTGGGTGTAGGTTTTAATGTTCTTAGAAAAGCAATCAATCGCACAGGGACTACACTTGATGGTGTTAATGCGTCAGTAAAGACACAGGCAGTTTTACAGAAGTTTCAAGCGGATTATCTGGCAGACAATTATGTAAAACAGATAACCATTGTTAGGAAAGGCACTAAACAAAAGAATACGTTTTTTACAAACTTCAATAAACGTCTCAAAAGGATGTTTGCTGTCAAGAAAAGGCAGAAGGCAGAAGATGCAGGGGAAGATGGAATAAAGGAAGGACGCAGCCAGACAGAGAAGTTAATACAAAAGATTGGTAAACCAATAGAAAACTTTATGGGATTCTTTGGGAAGACCATAGGTAATGTAATAAAATACTTCGTCATATTTGGAGCATTAAATTGGATAACTAAGAATCCAGAAAAAGTAGCAAAACTGGGTAGACTCATATTTGCTATAGGAAAGTTTGGTTTTACATTAACTAAACTAGGTGTGGGGGCGATGTTGACTGGTCTCACAAACTTAGTCGGTGATTATAGTGATAAGAATGCAGTAGAGCAGGGATTACGTAAGTTTCTTGGTGTATTTCAGTTACTTGGTGGTATTGCTGCATTAAAGACTGCTCAATATCTTGTTATGCCATGGAAGTTGATAAGTGATATTAAAGGTATTAATAGTATATTTGACAAAACTGCAGAAACTTCAGAAGAGATAAAAGCATCTAACAAAGCTAGATTAAAAGGTTATAAAGATTCAAAAACAGGAGTCATATACTCTGAGAAAGAGTATAAAGCTATGAAGAAGTCAGCTCAGAGAGCTGATTCAAAACGAGCTGCCAGAGCAGGCAAAGGAATGAAGTCTGACCTATATGGAAGAGAGTTTGATAAAAGATTTCAAGGTGTATATGGAAATAAAAGAAAAACTAGACTAGACAGATTACAGCAGAGAGGCAGAATTCTCAGAGGAAAGGGAATGAAGGGCATTAGTAAGTTTGCTAAAGCAAATCCTGCAAAAGTAACTGGTGCTTTAAGTGTGCTTGGTGGTGGATTGAGAATAGCAAGTGGTTTCGCAGCAGGAGAGAAATCTGGTGAGGCAATCGGTGCGGGTGTAGGACAGGCAGCTGGTGGTATAGCGGGTGCTGCAGCATTAACAGCAGTTGCACCTTTCTTAGGACCTCTTGCACCTATGATTGGTAGTGCAGTAGGTGGTTTCTTAGGTGAATGGGTAGGAAAAACGTTTGGAAAGATAGTACAACCTATATTTGACCCTATAGGCAGAGCATTTAAGATGTATTTTAAGTTGGCAATGGATATAACCAAACCATTCAGAGACAATCTAGGACCTTTGTTAGGGGCAGTATTCCAAGTGATAGGTGGAATTGGTGAGATGATATTTAAGTCACTGAAACCATTGTTAGACTTTACTGGTTTTGTATTAAAGTTAGCGGGAGGTGTGTTAGCAGAGACAATAAACTTTGTTGTTAATAATGCTAAGAGATTGATGGACCCTAAGAGTATGGTAGCAGGATTCTTTGATGCTATAACTCTCAATGCCTTCGATTTTGATGACATGAATGAGCCAAAACCAGAAGGGAAGGCAGCAGGAGGACCTATAACTATAAATCTACTTAAACCTATGGCAAAAGGTGGTTTAGTAACAAATCCAGAAGTATATAAACCAAAATTGATGGCAGAAGGTGGTTTCTATAAATCACTCCCTGATTTACCACAGATACCTCAATTAGATAGAGGTGGTTTTGCGAATATTACTAATACATACACATCTTATAGTAGTGATTCGGATGGTAGTTTCACTGTAGGAAAACAGTATGTCACACCTATGGAAGCAAAAGAATTCCTAAGACGACATGGAATGCCATCTATGGTATTGATGGATGGGACTGTAGTTCCTGATTTTGGAAAGATGGGTGGTGAGGCAGTAGCTAAGGGACTTCGATTAACAAGAGATATAATGATTGAGAATGGAGCACCAAAAGACAGAATTGCTAAACTAGATGAAATAATGGCAATGCCTGATGTGCAGCCTGCTGCTATCTCACTCATGATTAATCAATTAGTTCCAGGCTCATTGGAAAGTGCCATGAAGAGTGTGGGTGATAGTATAAACAAAAAGAAAATGTCAGTTGGTGGTGCTCTAATACCAGAAATGTCTAGTGGTGGTGGTTTGATTAAAGAACTTCATAAATTTGTTACCTATCGTCGTTTTAAGGAAAAGTTAGGGTCAGTAGCTAAATTCATAATACCACAAGAGGAAAGAAGAAAAAGATTCATGGAATCTTTGACACAGGTAAAGGATAATGTCGTTGATTTCGTTAAAGGTGGTATCGATACAGTTATGGGTATTGAGCCTACTGAAGGC